CAAGTTGTTTTCGACAGCCGAGGGATGCCGATCACGATTGGATTCTTTCAACCTCCGGAGCCCGCAGAAATCGGCGTCGAAGTTACGATATCGCCCGGCACCGGCTGGACTACAGATTTCAAACCAATCATTGCGGCTCAAATCGCGGCCTATATAAACGGTTTAGGAGTCGGGGCCGGAAGTCAATTCAGCGGTCAAATTTTAGTGATTCCACTTTACAACCTCGCCTATGTTCCGGGCTACCTCCCCTCTCAATATACGCTCACGCAAATCCGCATAAAATTAAATGCAGGGAGTTTCAACACTTCCGGGGTTAGCATCAACTATGTGCAACTCCCCTCGTGCACCGCGGGCACCGACGTCACGTGGGTCGGGGTATGAGTAACACTATTCAGACTTACCAAAATTTGGTGACTTCCGAGTACCAAAACCAGCCCAACTTTCAAGCAACAATTGCTTTGAGCGTCGGCATGTCGGTACAAGTTCAAGCTTTGCTGGCCTCAATGATGACCACCATTTTTGACCTAGACAGTCCACCAGTGGGAAATCAGTTAGACATAATTGGTCAATGGGTAGGTGTAAGCCGGAGTGTTGCAATCCCGATTGCAGGCGTTTATTTTTCATGGGATGACACCAAGTTCGACGGCTGGGATTTCGGAAACTGGCGCCCGGGAAACGCGCCAACGACAATCACGGTTTTGCCCGATGGCGCGTATTTAACTTTGATCAGGGCTCGGATTGCGGCAAACCAATGGGACGGCACGACCGAGGGCGCCTATGCAATCTGGGAAAAGGTTTTTCCAACTTTTGCCATTCTTGTGATCGACCATTGCAATATGACTTACGATTTAGCAATCGTCGGCGGAATCGTCGACTCCCTGACTTTGGCCCTCATCACTGGTGGATATATTCCGCTTAGGCCCGAGGGCGTTTTGATAAATGAATACTTAGTTTCAGTTGACACGAATAAGGCTTTTGCTTGGGACGTTGAAAATACTTACCTCGCGGGCTGGAATGAAGGGTCATGGCTAAGGGCGCTCGCACCAACTTAAAAATAGGAGTAGTTTACAATGACAGTTACCAATGATTTTCTAGTTTTTGCTCAAGGCGGCGGTGCAAACGTTGAGTCGCAAGTCTCTTACGCGGCCGACCCGCTTTTACCAGTCGGCAATCAACCAGGCGTTGCGATTTCAGCTTTCAACAACAAAGCTTTGAGGCAAGCCAATGCGGTGACCTCGCAGGTCGCGCAACTTGTTGCAAACCTCACGCAAACCAATGTGACCGATGACGCGACTCCCACCAAGTTGCTAGCGCAAATGACCGCGTCTTTTCAGTTCTTAAATCCGATTTTGACAAAGTTCACGGCGACGGGGTCCGCAACTTATAACTTGCCGTACAAGTTTAAAATCGTAAGCGGAAGTGCGACCGCGACCGCGACTTATTCGGATGGTACGACACTTTTTACCGTGCTGAAAACCGTCGCGTCGGGCTTAGAGCTACAAGCGAGCGGCCCCGCAGCGCCAGTCACGTCCGGTACGCTAACCAAGCAATCCGGAACGGGCGACGCGACAATTGTTTTCTACGCAGTTAGGGCGCCTCTATATTTAAGAATGCGTGGATGCGGCGCCGGCGGCGGCGGCGGCGGTGGTGGTATTCCTACAGGTATCGGCGGAAACGGCGGAGCCGGGGGTAACACGACTGTAAACACCACATTAATAATTGCGGGCGGCGGAACAGGCGGAACCTGGGCCGCAGTGCAAGGTGCGGGCGGCACGGTTACGACGACTCTAGTCGGTACAGCGGTTCAAGGCGGAAGCGGAACGGGCGCCATTTCCTCATCGGCGGCCGTTGCGGATTTCAATCCCGGCGGACCCGGCGGCTCAAATTCAATTGGCGGTAGCGGCGGCGGCGGCGCAGGAAATGCGGCCGGAGTTGCGGCGCCCGCGAACTCAGGCGGCGGCGGTGGCGGCGGTGGAACCGGGAACGCGGTTAGCGCGTCGGGCGGCGGCGGCGGTGGCGCCGGCGGATTCTTTGACCTACTCATAACGAGCGACATCTTGCTTTCGACTTACGCAATAAGTATCGGAACAAAAGGCGCGGCCGGCGGCGCGGGCACCTCGGCTTTGGCGGGCGGCGCGGGCGGCGACGGCTACCTGGAAATCACTGCGCACTATCAATAGGAGTTGTTTTGGAAACGGGTCTCTTAAATCTGAAGTACGGCGTGGCGGGCATTTGCGTGATGCTTTGCCTTTTATTCCTACTTCAACTCTTGCAAATTTTTATGAAAACCACGGTCAAACGCTCGGAACTTTCCGAGGACGCGTTGAAAAAACTAACGGTTATGGCTCAAGAGTTGACGTTTGAAATGAAATCGCTCGACAAAAGACTGGTGCTTACTGAGGGAACGCTGAGCAAATTAGACTTAGACTACCGTCGTTTCTATTCTGCCCTTAAACTAACTGCGGGCGAGCGTTGGCCAGAAATCAGTGACGCGGTCCAAAAGGAACTAAGACTATGACTCTGGGTTTCCAGCTCGCATTTAATTATTTACTTGGTGATGAAGGTCACAAGTTTACTAACGACCCGGACGATTCGGGCGGCCCCACCAAGTTTGGAATCACCAAAAAGGCTTATGAGGCGTACTGGAAATGCTCGGCCACCGACGAGCAAATTGAAAACATGACCGAACAAACGGCCATGACGATTTATTATTATGACTACTGGAAACCGCTAGGTCTCGACAACGCGACGGATCCGGCGATTGCTGCGGCGATTTTTGATTGCGGCGTTCTCTATAGCCCAAAAGTTTCGGTGATGCTCGCTCAAAAATCTTTAAGGGTTTTAGGCCGCAGCGTTGACGTCGACGGCCTCATGGGCGAGGTGACAATCGGTTACTTAAACGATATCCCGGCCGTTATGTTCATGCCCGTTTTTAAAGGGCAAGTCTTGGCCCGGATTGAGGCAATTATAAATGCGACGCCTCAAGACCAAAAATATCGCAACGGCTGGACAAACCGTGCGAATCGACTATTGGCTTTAGTTCCAAACCCGAAATCAGGAGAACAGACATGAAATGGATTTTTGCTTTTCTCATATGCCTTTGCACCTCTCTCGCATTCGCGCAAACTCCCGTGACCGCACCACCATTGGTGGTTGCCAGTCCAGCGCCGCAAGTTGTCGCGCCGGCGTCGCCAATTTCAACCGTCAACGCCAACGCCGTTGCTCAAAACCCGGACGCGGCGCCGCCGGCCTGGGCGACAGAGTTTCTCGTCTTTATAGAAAAGCTGCCCGTCGTCGGCCCCTACGTCGGCACCATAATGATGTATCTAGGAATCCTTGGTGCACTTATGACGGCACTCGTTGCTTTTCTTTTATCAGTCGCAAACGCCCTCAAAGCGGTGACGACCTGGGCAGGGCTCGCAAATTTTGCGGCACTCATTCAAACGTTTCAACAAAGTAAAATCATGTATTGGCTCACTACCCTTTCGCTTTTTAACGCGAAAGCGCCACCGGCCCAGCAATCGCTTGCGAGCGCGGTGACAAAGGCTAGCACTTGAGTTTTGCTTGGACTTTCATCACTGCAATCCCTGACCTGATAAAACTCTTGATGGCGCTTCAAACCGCCATCGAGAAAGCCGAGGTCGACCGTAAAGTAAACTCGGACTTAAAAGCGCTACGCGAGGCCATCAATGCTAAAGACCCTACTGCCGTTGCTCATATTTTTAACTCTTGAGGCTTGCTCGAGTGTTCCGGCCGACACCAAGTTCTCGGGCAAGTGGCAAGTCTGCGAGCCCGCTCCTCAGAAATATTTGATGTGCTTAGAGGACCAGGACCTTTTGAAACTGAAATCAATTCTTGATCGGTGCGGGGCCGCGCAATGAGCGCCAATGTAACTTTCTCAGTTCGCGGTAACAGCCTATCGGCCCGGTATGCGCCGGGCGGCGCCGCGAATGGAAACATAAATGGCGTGGGGCTTGTTAGCTCAGCAGGCACCGGGGTGATTGGCGGCTCTTACATTGACATGAGCTCCTCATTTGCAACTAAGGGTCTGTATTATGCGGCCCAGGGAAATTTCCCTGCGACCGCGAAACGCAAATTTTCGGTTTTACTTCGCGCGGCACTATTAGGTGTGGGCGGTTCTGAGTACGGTTTATGGGCTCTTGATTTTGGCCAGCAAATCGGAACCTGCGGCTTTGGGTTTCAAAGCAACTTTGTTTTTCAAGTCATTGAAAGCGTTACCTCCATTGCGGACATCGGAAGCAATAACAACGCATGGACCCCGACGCGCGGACAATTCTACGATATAGTTTGCACGTTCGACGCGTCGAATTCGACGAACCCGAGCGGCCTTCAAATTTTCATCGACGGCGTGCTTTTAAATTTCAATAACTTAATAGGCACTTGGCCAAACGCAGTTCGCGACCTCATCGGATTTAATATCGCACTTGGAACCAATATCTTTGGTGGCGGTACGCAAATGCAAGTAAACGAATTCGTTATCTGGGATGACATAATTGATCCGACAAACGTCATTCTGGATTCGGGTCCGGGCTCGCTCAACGGGCAATCGCGCACGTCCTTTGTTGCCGCAGCGGCTTTTGACGGCTCAATCTACACCGACCCAGGCATTGCCAATGTACGGTCCGGGATTAACTATATTCAAGCCGGAGTGAACCTAACGGGCACTTTGGTGCCGTCAACCGGCTCACGCGGGAGGTTCGTCAATGCGGGCTCTTAAACAAAGTACAGCGGTCAACGCCTCAGTATTTATGACCTCGTCGGCTGACCACATTTCAGGGGCGACGGGCCTTACTCTCACCATTTTATCAAGTCAAAATGGTGGTGCGTTCGCGAGCATCACGCCAACGGTTACTGAAATCGGAAACGGCTGGTATGTACTTGCACTCACCACCACTCACACGAATACTTTGGGCGATTTGGTGTTTCACATAACTGGTGGTGCAGGAGCCGATCCGACCGACCTCTTGACTCAAGTATTCGTTGACCTCCCCGGCGGCTCGGTCTCGAGCGTAACTGGTGCGGTGGGCTCGGTCACCGGGCTAAACCCCGCACTCTTAGACGTTGCGGTCTCGACCCGCCTCTCGGGCTCGGCGTACACGGCCCCGGACAACACGACAATAGGCACCATCAACGGGAAAATCGGAACGCCGGCCACAACGGTTTCAGGTGACATAGTCGTTGTAAATGACAATGTGCTACAAGGAATCGTCGACACTCTCGCGGTGAAAGCAAAGACCGACAACTTGCCCTCAGACCCAGCGTCAAACACTAACGTTGAGGCCGTGGCGAGCGATGTCTGGGACGTGACTCTTGCAAGCCATGAAGAGGCCGGATCGACTGGCTTAGCTTTATCGGGCGCAGGTTCAGGCGGCGGCTCAACCCCTTGCGGCGCGGTGATTGGCTTTGTAAGTAACCCCCAAAACATTGCGGGCTTTGTAAACTGCGATATTGAATAGGAGTATTTTATCATGAACCCAAATTTAATTGTTCCCGAAGTGTTTGAAATTTTTCAAGGTGATGCGAAAGTGCTCCCGCTAAGAGCGCTTTACCAGGGCTCGGCTTTGCCGTTTGATTTGACCCTTGCTACCGAAATCGTCGTGATGCTGCCACTCGCCGCGGCTGGTGGTTACCTGCAATTGAAACTTTCCTTGAGTCAAGTGTCCATTGTCGGTGACCCTAAACTCGGGCAGTTTCAAGCGCCAATTTCGACCGTGAATTCGCTCCTACTTCAAACCGGAACTTTTCAAGACGTGTTCGCAGTCCTCACCATAAGCGGAAGTTTAAATTCGCCCTTTACGGTGCCGTTTGCAAAATGCTTTTCTGTCTTTGAATAGCTCTAATGAAAGGCCGGGATTTCCCCGGCTTTGACTCGCTCCCGGTATCTTTCAAAAATTTGGTCACCGCCCATCTTTGAGCACTCCTCGCAAGCCATGATCCAAATTCGGCAAATAGGAAACGAGAACGAGTGGCGCATCCAGTGAAGGTCTTGCTCGTCTAAGTCGTCACTGAAAACTTCCATGCCTAGGTCCTCATCCCAGACCCGTTGCTCAACCTGCCCGCAAATTTGGCAAACGTATGGGCTTTCCCGCACGGGCTTACCTTTTCATATAACGAGGTCCGGACCATCCCTTTGCGTCAATGGGGAGGCCAGGAGCCCAGCTAGGTTGTTCGCAAAGTATCTGGACAAACTCCTCAATAGAGCCAAGGCCTGCCCGCCTTTGGCAAATGCCCTCATCGTGTACGGCAAGCAAGCCTTTATAGCCTGCTTTCTCTAGGCGAACCATTGCGGGCATCATGAGGTCTCGTGCGGCAGCTTGAGTTAGATTTTCAGACCAGGTGCCGCCCCAAATGCGGGCGAGCTCCCATTTCTTAGTCTTAGAATTCACGGCCCAGTATTCCAGCGTTTCCATTGGTGGTGTGGTCCTGATTTCAATTGTCTCGACTTTTTTGCCTTTGACAATCCTAGTTACGCGTTGCTCGTACTGCCTGACCCGCCAAGCCGTTTGCGGATTCACATAAGACAAACGACGCCCGGACGGCAATTCAACCCAAAGAATTCTAGCCCGGCCGTACCTCTTTTTTGGATTGAAAATGAATTTGCATTTCCC